CGCGGCAAGGGACGACGCGATTGACTTGGGGGCGACAAATGCCCGCTTCAAAGACCTCTACCTCTCCGGCGGGGCCTACTTGGGCGGCACGGCGGCGGCTAATCATCTGGATGATTATGAGGAAGGCACGTTCACGCCTACTGTTTCTGGCAGAAGTTTCGGCTCATCAAAGGGCTTTTACACTAAGATTGGTCGAACAGTTTATATTCATATTGAATTGGACACTATTAACTCAGCAATTACTGGGCCTTACATTGAAAGTCTTCCTTTCACCGCAGACGACGGAACTGGTTTAGGTTACGCCGGTTATATACAGGTAAGTGATATGTCATCTTGGACTTTGGGTAGCGGATATACGAATTTGTATGGTCGAGTTGAAGACAATACGACTCGTATGCAAATGCTGCAAAATAACGGAGAGAATCATGCAGGTAATCCAGAGTGGGGTACTAACGGAGGTTGTAGGCTGGCTGGCTGGTACAACACTGCATAACCCCACCGGACGGTGCGGGTCGGACAGTCCAACCATCACAGGAGATAAACGATGGCACTAACAGAAGAAACAGTACAAGACAAAATAGAGATCGTAGGCGACTTCAAGCACGTTCAGGTGCGCACAGCCACGGTCATCAAGCGTGACGGAGTAGAGATCAGCCGCAGCTTTTCACGGCACGTTGTAGCACCTGACGCTGACATCACAGGCGAAAGCGCAGAGGTGCAAGCCATCTGTGCGGCAGTACATACACAAGATTTGAAGGATGCTTACGCGGCACATCTGGCAGCACAGGAGATTTAACCGTGGCCAACACTTACACTTGGAATTTCACATTCGACGTATGCAACGCGCCTGAAAACGGCCACGACGATTGCATCAAGACTATCCACTGGCGCGTCACAGCCGTCAGCGACAGCGAGACCAACGCAGAGGGCCAGCCGCTGTCTGTCAGCGCATATGGCACCGCTGGCGTTGACACGCCGGAAGCTGGTGACCCTGACTATGTAGCGTTCAACGACATCACAAAAGACTGGGCAAAGGCCAAGACGCTTGAGTCACTCGGCAAGACCGAAGACGAGATGCAGACGCTGCTCAGTGACCAGATCACCGGGCTGGCTAACCCGCCGATGCGTCAGGCCGTACCGTCGGGCTGGTAAGATGGAGATGTCCGGCCTCATTGACCTGCTAATCGGCCTCGTCATCGCTGGCGGGGCGTGGTTTCTTGGCGGCATAGCGCGTGAGCAAAAGCGCATCGACATCCTGCTGAACAGAACCCGCGAGGACTATGCCACCAAGGACGAGTTGCGCGACGACCGGCGAAATGTGATGGAGGCGCTGAACCGCCTCGACGCAAAGCTGGACAAGTTGATGGGCCGGGATTGATGTGGAGTTGGTGCCGGTCTTTGTGTTGTATGTGTTTCTCGGCACGGGTGAGGACAGGCGCAAGGTGAGCGACGACCTTGCCTTTCGGGATTTGAATGAGTGCGTCTGGTACGCGCAGACGCTTCATAAACAGGGGTCAATCGTGACGGCGTACTGCCTGCCACAGATGGCCCCGCCAACGCGGAAGGTGTATTGATGATCGCAATGCCGATGATTGACCTGATACAGGTCGGGCTATTGCTGGCGATCCTAGTGCTTGTGACGAGGCGCTAGTGGTTGATCCAGTTACCGCCGCAGCCACAGCGGCGTCTGCCTTTCGAGTGATTAAGGCCGGGTTCTCGGTCGGGCGCGACATCGAGCAGATGGCGGGCGACATCTCGCGCTGGATGGGCGCGCTGTCAGACCTCGACGAGGCGGATCGCCTCGCCAAGAACCCGCCGATCTTCAAGCAGCTTTTCGCCGGTCAGTCCGCTGAGGCGGAGGCGATGCAGGTGTTTGCCGCGCGCAAGAAGGCGCAGCAGGACCGCGACCAACTCCGCACATATATTCAGTACACGATGGGCCAGAGCGCGTGGGACGAGCTTGTGGCGACCGAGGCGCGCATCCGTAAGCAACGTCAGGAGACGCTGTACAAGCAGGCCGAGAGGCGGCGCAAGTTCATCGAGATTTCCGCCATCATCCTGTTCAGCGTCGTGACGCTTGGGTTCTTCGCTGTAATCCTCTGGCTATATCTGGAGAAGAACGCCTGACTATATCCCCGACCACAACTGGCCTCGCCGGCGAGTATTTGACGGCGGCGGTAATACTGGAGCTTGGCTGGCGCGTCTCGCCGGCGCAGCAGGACAGTGTTGACCTTGTGGCGTGGAATGGCGAGGGCGTGTTCATGCGGGTGCAGGTGAAGTCGGCGCACCTGCGGAGGCAGAAGCATCATAACCCCTGCTATCAGTTCCAGAACGGGGCCGGGCGCGTGAAGAAGACGCTGCCCTCGCTCGACAAGTTCGACATCCTCGCGCATTGCGCCATCGACGCCCGAAAGGTACATTTTCAGGCGGCGTGCTGCGTGAACCAATATTCGCAGCGCCGGCCGCCGGGCTGGTTCGAGACGCCTGACCTAGAATTAGATAGCTGGGAAAGGGCGTATCAGATAGTGATGGAGACGCGCAATGGATGAATTAATCGAGATGATCAAGCACCACGAGGGTGTGGTGCCGCACGCCTACACGGACAGCCGTGGGTACCTAACCATCGGCGTGGGGCGGCTCATCGACGAGAAGCTGGGCGGCGGGTTGTCCGATGACGAAATCGACTACCTGCTGGCGAACGACCTCAAGCGCTGTCAGGCAGAGGCGGAGACTTACCCGTGGTTTGCTGGCCTCTCAGGGCCGCGTCAGGCGGTTGTAATCTCGATGCTGTTCAACCTAGGCAAGCCACGCTGGGACGGCTTCCAGAAGGCTCAGGCGGCGATTGAGGCGGGTGATTACGGCGAGGCTGCGGCGCAGATGCTCGATAGCCGCTGGGCCAAGCAGGTAGGCAAGCGCGCCGAGGATATGGCGGCGATGATGATTAGCGGAGAGTGGATGTGATCGTGTGGGACATGCACAACCGCACGACGCCAGAGCAAGCTAGGAGAAATAGAGATGATCGGAATACTGGCAAAAATCCTCGGCAGCGGGGACGTAATCAAGCAGGGCATGAGCCTGATCGACGAGATGCACACCTCGACCGAGGAAGAGGTAGCGGCGAAGAGCAAGGCGAAGACTGACCTGCTGGCGGCTTACCAGCCGTTCAAGCTGGCGCAGCGGTACATCGCGCTGATGTTCACGGCGATGTTCCTGTTCATTATGGCGAACGGCGTGGTCGGCGCGCTGTATGGCGTCATCGATATGGCGAATGTCGAGGCGGCCAAAGACTTCGCCGCGTCGATGTGGCTGGGCGAGATAATGCTCGGCATCGTCGGCTTTTACTTCGGCGGCGGCTTGGCGTCTAGCATCAAGGAGAAGAAATAAAAAAAGGCCCGACGGTTTCAAGCCGCCGGGCCAGTTTCGGAGGAACGCGGGATAACGCTCCCGCAGGCGATCACTCAAAGGGATCGTAACTCTTGGCCACCTCCTCGTCAACCTGCCCCGCGCCCTCGCACAGGCGGCACCCCATCCGCGCCTCGTCGATGTAGCCACCGCGCCAGTCCCCCGGCGCGGCGACCTTTATCTCATACCACGCGACGCCCTTCCCGTCGCACTCAGGGCAGGTGGTCATGCCGCCACCCAGTTAGCTTGCTCGATGAGCCAGTTCATATGCTCGCCACGACCGACAACCTGAATTTGATAGTACAGGATGTCCTCGGGGCCGACGCCCTCGATCTCGCTGTAGTCGAGATCGTGGAGCGCCTTGGACTGCTCGACGGCGCGGTCATAGCAGGCCATCGCGTCGATCCCATTGTCGAATTCCTTAACCCGCTGGCAGGAGCCATCTTTCTTGAAAAAGCGAACTTCACAGTAAGTCATCGTTTGTCTCCCTTCGATGATGGTGAGGGCAGGGGTTAAACCCCTACCCATCCGTTCTTCTCGCGTGAGAACTCAGCCACAACCTCTGAGGGCTGGCCCCACTCCTTCTTGATCAGGCGAGCGCGGATGACGCTACCCACGCGGTTCTCTACGCGCTGACCGCCAGATATCCAGCCGCCGCGCTCAACCTTGTCCCACTCGATCAGATGGTTCTTGATCTTGCCAGCCTTGTCGCCGCGAACGTAACGAGGCAGCTTCTCCAGCGTCTCGGCTGGGATAACGCGAGCCGCGTAGTCAGCGCCGAAGTCGGTCCAGAGCCAAGCGTCTCGCGTGGTGATCTCTGCGTGGTTGGTCATCTCTATCTCCCTTGATGAATGTCCTAGTAATGTTCTACTAAATCCTGTCACCCCTGTAAACAAAAAAATGAAGGGGCCGAAGCCCCCTCCCCTACACCAGTTCAATCGCCCGGTGCGTATACTTGTCGTGCTTGATTGCGCCTCGCTTCGCAAGCTGCGCGATCAGCGCGTGGGCGGCCGTTCGGGATCGCCCCGTGGCCTCCGCCACCTCCCGCACGCTCGGCGCGTAACCATAGCGCCGGATGTGGCGGGAGATGTAGGCCAGCACGGTGGCCTGCTTCTCGGTGAGTGATACCATCACTTCCTCCTGTCTTCTGTGACGACCATCCAATCGCGTTTGCATGTGCTGACCTCGGTGATGATCCGCTGCTGTGCAGGAGGCAAATGGCTGTAGCCGCCCTCCGCATCGTCCCACAGGCTAGAACCCATCCCCTCGCTCACAGTATCTTGAAGCACCGCCATCTCTGTGTCGGTCACGCGGATCACATAGCCGCTTTTCAGTCTGGTGATTTTCATCTTATGCCTCCTTCACGATCAGAGTTTTGGCGCGCACCTGCCGGGCAGGCTTCGCCTCGGTCGTCTTGGCCGGCTGCGCCTTGTAGTTACGCATCGGCCACTTGACGTAGTAGGTAGAGCCGCCGACCTCGACGCGCCCCTCCTCGTGGTTGCCGAGCATCTCCTTCAGCATCGTCTCAGCCTCGTCGATCTCAGCCTCTAGCGCGCGCTTCTCCTCGCGCCGGTTGACCAGCACCTGCGTCCAGTGGTCCGCGTCCTCAATGCCGTTGAGGTCCATCGCCGGCGCGCCGTCATCGACACGACCCCACGCCACGTTCGCGTCCTCGGACGACAGCGGCGGATACCAGTCGATATCACGCTTGCGCCGCTCGAACTCGTGGACCGCGTCCTCGATCTGCTCCTGCATGTCCGGGTCTTGCCGGTACAGGAAGATGCGGAGTTCGGAGCCGCGATACAGGACGCACACAGCGCCCCACGATGCGTCGGTGACCATCATCTGCGCCTGTAGCTGCCACGGGCCACGGTGCGGCGCTGGCTCGTTCTCAGGCGACGCGCTGGTGTTCTTGGCCTCCAGCACGCCCAGCCCGTGCGTGTCCACCACGCCGCCCTGCGGCACATAGAGGCCGTTAGCCGGGTCGTGTTCCCACACCAGCGCGCCGTGGCCACGCCCGTCGAGCGAACACGACAGCGGCAGGTCCGGGTGGAAGCACGGCTCGTTGATGTCCACGTTGACGTGATCGAGGTCGAGGCGGTAGGCCGCCTCGTTCAGGATCGTGGGTTCGAGCAGGTCGCCGAAGCGCATCGCCTCGTTCTGCGCGAACCGCTCCGGCGGGTTGCCGGCGGCTGCGTCGATGCTCTCTTTGAGAAGCTCGTTCGGGGTCTTGTATGGCGACAGGCCGAGCAGCGCGGGGATGCGCGACGCGCTCATCATGTCGTCGGGGGTGAGTTTACCTAC